TTCATCGTTAGCTCCTAGTTTCTTTTGTAGTTCGATGTATGCTTTCTCAAGCTCTTCAGCATCTTTGAACTTACCAGCCAACATCTGTTCTTGTTCAGCAGCAGCTGCCTCACCAATGGCAAGGGCTTCTACTTCTGCTTCATTGAACTCAGGGTTGTCAGCAGGGGTGGGATCGTAAGTAAGTGTTTCAGCCATCTGTGTATCCGTTAATAGTTTCTACTTTTAGTTTGCCAAGACCTACTGTGTTAACAACATTCTTGGCACGGTTAGCACCAATTTTTTGTTTAGGTTGGTACTTGTTCTCTGGAATATCCAACGGTTCTTCAACCGTCAGTTCTACCTTTTCACTGGGTGGGTTCTCCACCTTGCGCGTTCGGGTCCGCTTGCGGGGAGCCTTGTCCGGTGTACTCATTAATCATCTCCTGTGCTTGTGGATTTTTAGTTGGGTCCATCATCGGTGAGCTAGCCAGTTGACCAGCTTGATCCACCATTGATTGTTGTGCAGCCATCTGTTGTTGTTGCTGCATATCCCCTTGCATTTGCTGTGGAGACTTGACCAGGTTGAGAACATCAATACCTTGCGAAGTAGCAAGACGCTTGATGTATTCTGTTGGGTCAATAAACTTAGCGATGGATTCTGGCCCCATCGTTTGGGCAATGGTAGTGATGAATTGGATGAGCGACTCTCGGTCTTGTCCTCTGCCTAGTGCATTAACACCAGCCACAATTTGTGGACGGACAAGGTCTTTAGGAAGCTTAGGTAACTGACCGCTACGTTGAAGCACCATGAGAGTACGGTCGAGATAAGGGATTAAGAACTCAACAGTCAGCAGGCTGAATAGTCCACCAAGTTGTTGTTCTAGTTCTAGTTGTGTGAGGCGAACCTCTTCAGCAGTAGTACGTTCAGACTGCCTGATGTTTAACACCAGGAAGGCATCAGCAATACGCTTCTCTAATCCACCTGCCATCTCGTAAGCAGTGCGGAAGTCAGCAGACTTACCAACTTGGATAACAGCTACATCATCAGGTCGTCCCTGAACGATGGCTCCGTTGCCTGCGTTGGCAATTGTCTGGGGTTTAGTTGTGGATGAGGGTGATACTAAGAAAATACATTTAGCAGCTACTGATGAGCCTTCTACGAGTGCCTGAGAGAGACCCTCAAGTGACTTCAAATCACCAAGGAATTCTTCTACACGACCACGTCCATAGGCTTCACCATCAAAAGCATTAAACCTGAGGACGAGCCACGGGCTAGCTTTCTTTGGAGCACTACCTTTACTATCTGGAAGCATTTTATCTTCTGCTTCCTGGTACCACGTCCACCGACCATTCTTGTGGTCTAGTTTGACGTGAGTATACACTTCACAGTCATCATCCATAGTGCCTGCCGTTCCATTCAACCCACCGCCAGCACTGACTTCGTTGGGTTTAGGTAATGGGATTTTATTCCCCAATACCTTACGGCTAATAAGTTCCTTGGTAACAATCTCAATGACATTGCCATTACCATCACGGTCAATGACATATCTGTTGAGAGGGAAGTTCTTTAGACCTTCCTTACCCATATAGATCAGGCTATTACCACCAACAATCAAGTGTTTGATTGCCTGGTGTACTACTACCCTATCGTTAGATGCGTTGACGTGGTCCATGACCATCCGTTCCATCTTGGAAAAGGATAGGTCTAGTTCACTACGAATCTGTGGATCAAACTCTTCACCTAGCTTGTCATCTCTGACTTGTAGTTTAAAGAAGGTAGTTTGAGGTGGGAGCAGAGCAAGCATCAGCTTTGAAGCCAACGTTACGACGCTCTTAGCACCTACTGATTGCCATGGGGTTTGCAAGCGACGATGAGTTACCTTGTCATCATCCTTGTGAATTAAGTACGGCAGAGTAAGCCGGGAACATTCAACAGCAACGTCCAAGAACTGGGAACGTTCGTTTTGTAGTTCACTATATCTATGCCGTGCGTTCATGAGTTAATGCCTCCGCTATTGCCACCAATGTTTAGTGAGCTACGTAGGCTTCCAGAGGAAACTTTGTTTCTGGTAGATGACTGCCGCTTCTGACCACCAACTCGTAGGTCTGGCTGACTACCAACAGGCTGCATAGACTTAGGAGGTTGTGCAGGTTTAGGTGCTGGTGCTGGAGCAGGAGGAGCAGGTGGTAGTGGAGGTGGCTTCGGTGGTGTAGCAGGTTTAGGTTGAGAGAAGCACATAATTATTCTTCTTGTTGTTGTTGGATCCACTCCACGACGGAGCGTTGTCCTGCCCTATACATAATCTGTTCTAGACTTGTATCAGGGTTAGGATTTACTGGGGGGAATACGTCGTCAAGTTGAGAGAGAAGGGTCTGTGTTTGTAGACCCACTGTCTCCAACAAGTTAAGCGTATGATGGGAGGTTGACATTTGAATGTTCAAAGAATGCTACGGCTCGTGCACTTTTAGTGGCAGAAAGTTCAGGTGCTTTACCCTCATACATCAGCCGGTCGCTTGAATCGAGCCAGAATTTTTTTGATAAATATTTATCGGTAGTATTTATACCTAATGGTTGCATTACCCAGTTAATCGTGGCAATGCGGAGTTTATCAAGACTAGGACTGATATCAAGCCCCAGCTCCCTACAACAAATGCTATTGGTAGCAACGTGAATTTGTTCATCTCTAGAAATATCGGCGCTTACTGTTCGCATTCCAGCGTCACCATTAAAGCGAAAGAAGGGTAAAAGAACGAAGAAAATTGCACGCTCGGCAACCATTGCCTTTGTGATCGTGTGATCAGGATGCGAGACCCAAGCATCACGAAGCCGTAGCGCTTCGGCTTCAGCTTTTTCATCCACTCCGTAAGCATCGGCCACATAACCAAGAGCCAAGTCGTGGTTCTCTTCATCTTTGACATTGGATAGGAGTAACTCCCTCGCCAATACTGGAACGTCGGTAGCCAGAGCGTCACGGATAAAATCTCCCACAGGTAGTTCCATATGCCTTAAGGCAAGAGCACGGGCAATTGCTCCCTCCGCTCCTTCTTTGCATGTACCTGCAGTCGGCTTGACTGGTGTCCATTTTCGTTTTCGTGCTGCTAGTTTTTCGTAGGGATTCATGAGTCGTAGTCAATGTTTAGTGTGCTCATTACTTCGTTGATGTTGTCGGGTGTAATGTCCCCTTCATGTACTGATGTCAGAGAAGTCTGTAGATCAGCAACCTTGGCATTAGATGATGCCAACGCAGCAGATAGTTCAGATCGTTCTTGAGCAGCAGATGTCAACTCTGTTTGTAGCTCTTGAATCTTGACCATTAGTGAGCTGGAGTCTTCCCCAGCTGCAGCAGCTCTGATGGCTTCTGCGATGTTGCCAAGCTGTACTACCAGCTCAGCCATTAGTTTTTGTTCTCGTGTTAAAGGCGTGTTAGTCATTCGGCGCAATCACATTGTGGTTCTAAATTACTGTCGTTAAACAGCTTGTCCAAGTAATCATCTACTTCCATCTCATCGAGAGCAGCGTAAGCATTTGATTTATCTTGAACATCGCCCATTACCTGCAACGAATAATACAAAGATGTCTGGGGCGATTCAAGCCACTCTTCAATAAACGCTTCATCCATATGGACCATGTCGCTCCACCAGTTATAACTGTACCCGTGGAGCAGATTTGTTTTTGATAACATCGTCATGATGCCATCAGCAACACGTTTGTAAGCTTCAAAGCCTACTTCGCTGGCGATTTCTACATCACCATAATCGTATGTCTGTACTCCAAAGGTACCACTATCTCTATCAACTTGTGTAGCAATAGGTGGTGCAATCTCTGGCGTACAAGTAAACCCATCAAGGTCCTGTGAGCGGTAGCTACAAGACGCTGTAGGAGCGATGGCAAAGGCGCGAGCCATATGGTTCCGTTGTGCTACTACTGCAGCTTCACGGATGCCCTCATTTAGTTTCTCTACAAGTGTGTAAGCAACAGTAGCTTTAACCATTCCAGAATTGAACTGGTCTAATGCTCTACCAAATTGCTCGTAAGTAACACTGTAGCGGTGTAGAAGGTTAGCAAGACCTAGCATCCCAAGTCCAACCTGACGGTCAGTCTCAGATGGCAGATACTCACCTGTATCACCTACACCTGTCTTACCGTGTAGTTCACACAGCTCCTCCATTCCAGTACGGAATGCTTCAACAATATTGTCGTGAGTACAAGCACCCAGATTTACGTGCTGTAGTAAACATGTACCACGACTGGGCAGATAGACCTCGAGGCAAACGTTCCCGCGAATCCTCTCACCATTGTGGTACTTAACTTTATTCAGCCAGATGTCACCAGCTCTGATGCCATGTAGGAGATTTGCTTTGGTTTCCTCCGAGCATTCCTTCCACCAATCTTCGGTAATGTTGACGCATCGCTTTGCCCAAGGCAGCTCACTACGAGGTGTTGTAATGAACTCATTAATATCAGGGACATTGAGATCGCAATGCAGAACCACAGCACCATTCTTGTAGACACCACCACGTCTTAGTGTGGCGTTAAGTGCGCTGTACAGTTTCCCAAAAGATACTGGACCTGAAGCAGTGAGACCTCGACCATTTTCATGTCCTCGTTCTCTAAGTTCCGAAAGGTGGACTGCAACACCTGCTC